GCTAGCGTTTAAGTTTCTGCCTAGAACCTTAAAAGGTGCAGGCACAGCAACAAACGGCATTTTATCGTCGTGAATATTGTTGTCATCTAAATTAGGAACAACAGTCCAAAGAGGTATCTGGGCAGACTTACCAATGCCAACTTGTTTTCTTTCCGTCCAGAGCGGGTTAAATTCATCGCTAGAAGCGTATGATGTAGTTCCGGCAACCTGACCCCATTCGGCAGCGTTGCCAATCTTCCTTATTTCTTCGGAAGTTTTTAGCCTGTTTATTTGGGCGTTAGCTTGTGCCTGAGCTTCCGGCGAAAGGTTGTTTACAGCTTCTAGGTTTCCTGTTTGGAGAAAGTTCAAAACAGCCGCTGATGATGCTGCGTTATCCCCAACTCCTTGCTGTTCAAAAAGCTTTCTAAGCTTAGGAAGTGGGGGTAGTTGCCCTCCCCCTAAAATTATATTTTCAGCAAACATACGCAATTCAGGATTAGCATTTACTTGCTGACGTTGGACAGATTTAGGCAGATAAAACTCTGCCCCGCTGCCCTCCCTCTGACCCATTGGGCTGTCTAATGCGGCATCAAAGCTTTCAGCACCTATGTCTCTAGGCATAGACTCTTTAGCAGCCCTAAAATATGTCATTGCCGTTTCAGGGGCTACCCCAAACGGCCTGTAAGCATCGACAGCCTGTTCTTCCGTCTCAAAAATCCCCCTGCGAACACCCTCCATAATTGCCATTCCAACTTTCTTCCTTTCCCCTTCCTGCCTTGAAGCCTCTGCCTCCGCATCTTCTCTTTCTTTTTGGGAAATAATATCTTGAGACAACTGAGCACTCTGCTCCGCAGCGGCTCTGTTCAAATCCTGTACTATGCTTTGGCCCTCGTCAGAAAAGCCTCCTCCGCCCCTAAATGACGGAAGCTGGGCAAGTTGGGCACTCAAGTCTGTGGCAACACTGCGCTCCGGCGAAGGAAGTCCCGCAGCCCTCGCAGCCGACTGATTGGCAGTAGTCGTTGTTTGCAAGTTTCGCAGTGCATTATCCAGCTTTTCATTTTGATAGCGTTCACTTTGAGCTTGCCTAGATTTCGCCTCCCTTTCCTCGGCCAACTTTCTTTGATAATCTCTTTCATCGCCTTGCCTCTTATTAAACTTTTGTTCCTGCCTAGCTTCAGCGTCAAAAATGTCTTGCTGTCTTTGTTGGCGAGAAAGCAGCCGAGACAAGCCTGCAAAATCCCCTAAGCTGGCGTTCTCTATTACGCGAGACAAATCTTCGTCAGCCACAGGAACGCCCCCGTCTACTGAGTCAGTAAATGGTGGCAGTTTGATTTCGGAAGACTCTTCTCTCGGCCCTTCGGCAACAGAACCTAAAGCTTTTATTACCGCTTCAGGCCCGTACTCGGCTATCAAGGCGTCACGGGTTTCTTTTAGCTGACGCTCGCGCTCCTCTTCCTTATCCAGCCTTGCGGCAGTCTGGGCCGAAGCTATTTTCGCTGAGTCTATGAACGCTCTCTCAAATGATCTTCCGAATGACATATTATAATCCTATACTAAGCTTCGCCCAAACTTAGTGCCAAAACCGCCAGCAGCAGAGCCAGCTAAGGTTCCAGCAACAGCACCAAGAGGGTTAGATTGATTAGACATCTGCGTATTGTAAATGTTTGCTTGAGTTCCAAATATGTTGCTGGCAAACCCAGTGCCAGCCGCCCCAGCATTCGGGTCAAGACCCATACCGCGCTGCATCTGGGGCATCGTAAATGGTGATGCACCCTGTTGCAGACCGGACATCGCAGCACCCTGCGCTGCAATCGGTTGTAACCCTAAGTAGGACTGGATGTTGCCAACGTCCTGCTGACGGGCAGCAAGCTGCTGTTGCGAGCCTACGTTACGAGCTTGATTGATCTGCTGCACACGCTGGATCGCATTAGCAAACGATTGCTGCGCCATAGTGTTGGCTCTGTCAGCTTCAGTCTGTCCACTTGCCAGCAAGCCAAGAGCCTCACCACGCCGTTGCTGACCTAGCTGCATACCGCCTTCCAGCTTTGCAATCGCTTCGCGTAAGCCAGCACCAGTTCCTAGAGCCTGTCCGCGAGCAGCAGCAGCCCCTCGTACACCCTGCTCTAATGAGCGTTGTTGCGCTCCTGTGAGCCTTTCACCGGACATTAGCTGGTCTAGCACCTGTTCCTCAAGCTGACGCCGCATTTCGGCAGTCTGACCTGTATCAGTACGCAACTCAGGAGCACCACCAACCTCCTCATATTGCGTTCCTGACGCCAGTTCCTCTGCTGTTCCTCGCCCTTCACGCAGTTGACGAGCAAAGTCTTCCCGCAATCCAAACCCTTCTGGGTCTAGCTGCTGCATCTGCTCCCGCTGTGCGTTAACAAACTGCGGGCCAAACTCAACGAGATTGTCTAGCTGGGCTTGCGTTAGCTGCGGGACAAGATCAATCAGGCCGGACATCTCAGCCTTCGTAAGATCAATATCTCCGAAGCCTCTGAAGTCCGCAGTACGCATTTCCCCCGTCCGAGGGTCTTCGTACTCAACCATTGTCCCCTGACGCGCTGCTGACTCAATCAGTCGGCGCGTTGGCAACGTATCTATGTCTGCAAAAACCCCCTCACGATTCGCTTCAGCGTAATCAGGGGTAGGTGGTGGTGCTGGTGATCTTTTGCCCATTTTACTATCCTAAAAAACGTCTTTTAATTCTGCCCATATCGACAACTGTCGCTCTGTTGTTATATTTGTGGCGCGTCCACGCCATACTGTGTGCGGTCTGTGACCATCTGTTCCAGACCATCTCGTACATCCGGTTAATGCAGCGCGGAAACCTGCTTACACAGGCTTCCACATAACAAATGCCCCCTTCTGTATCCTTGTAATGCTCGTGACACTGCTTCTCAGTGTCTACCATCCGCAGTAATGTCAACCCAACTAGCTGCCCTTTCGCCTTGACAGCGTAATAACGGTTATTATTCACGAACCACTGCACCCAATCAAGCAAACGCTTGCGTTCCCACCCCGCACAGAAGTCAAGATTCTCCTCTAAGAAATCTGCCATCTCTACTGTGGATTCTGGGTGTGTCATCGCTGTGGATTGATAGTATCTGGGAATGCTGACGTTTTTACGGAGTGCAAAGACAGTCGGCCAGAGTCTGTAGCTATTACAAACTGTATGTCCTCAAACTTGCCCTTGCTCAAGAGGTTGAATCCCTTAACAAAGTGACGCTTACCGTTGCCCACTGCAACATCGGACGCAAGCTCCCCTAGGAATGTCTGGGTAAGGTCATCTAACTCTTCAGTCTCCAACTCATATCCGGTTTCTTGCAAGATTTGGGACTCGTACCCATCCATATCTTTCAGGAAAAAGAAGCTAACCTTCTGGTCTTGTGCAAGTTGATTGTCCATATCGAACTCAACTTGATACCCAGTCTTCGGGGCAAATATCTCTTTAAAATTGTAAGCACGAGTAACCAACTCAGTCTCGTAAGGTGTGGTTTGGTCTAGGTAAAAGCTCTCAGACTCGTCGTTTAGCTCAATAAAGTTTAGCCAAGTGTAGATTTTGCCCGTTTGATCAGCAAACTGAAGACGGGTCTTACCGCCAAAGCTTGTAACTGCAAAGTCATTAGGTTGCCAGCCAGTCCAGAACCCGCTCCAAGACTTCTGCTCAGTGTTATACACATATGTGCGATTCGGAACCTCAAGCCCATCAGAGCATACAGAAATTAAATAACGATTATCGTAAAATGCAGAACAAGATTTAGACTGAAACCCGTCTGTATTTTGTTTGAACTGGTCGTTTATAGGGGCGGAAAGGGGTGTGGAAACATCTGTCTGCGCTCCAGACTCAATCGTAGAAAGGCTTCTTACGCCGTCAGAGGACAAGAAAAACACATCAGAACCAACCTGCTGCACAGTCCTGTGAGCCACGCAGCCTACCCTATTGTTAATCAGCTTAATCGGCCAATCAGCCACAGCCACAGCGGGATTTGCTTCTACGACCCACACACTGCGCTCTTTGAAAACAAGTAAGTTGTAGGAGTACCAAGAAGCTATGGCGGTTATCGGGTCGCCCGTACCGTCACCAACCCTTATAGCATTACCTATAATATCCCAACTTTCCCCATCCAAAATGTCACTAACATAAAGCGTATCGCTGGGGACAGCGGTATCAGAAGATGTGCAAAACAATCTGTTAGTGTGAGATGTAAGCAGCTTTGGCTTAGAGGGAGTTTGCGACAGGTGCGCTACCCCCTTTGCGTCAGTGCCGCCAGACGGGGCAGACGATATAGTGACTGTAGGGGGAACTGTAGCAGAGTATCCAGAACCTGCGTCTGTAATGCTAATGCTTTGAACCTTACCGCCGTAGCCCAAGACGGCTGTTCCAGCGGCTGTAGAGCCACTGCTAGTAGAGAATGTTACAGTAGGAACTGATGTGTACTCACTGCCAGTTTCAGTCATCTCGACGCTGGTTATCTTACCTACGGTAATTACTTGAGATGAAGATGTATCATCTATGTAGCCCAAGCTACCAACCCCATCGCAATAGTACATACGTCCAACAAGTTGGGCAAAGTAAACTGAATCTGCTGTCGAGCTAAACGTGCCTCCTGTGTCAGCAATAGAGCCAGTTTCACCAACAATCTTAATCTTATACGTTGCACCAACAGTATCCGACTCTGCTACAACAATCTTTTCAACTGTTGGAGTGTCAAAATAGGCAATAGAGTCAACAGACCCAGTAAAGTTAGAAGTCCATACAGTAGAAGTGGCGTTCCACGTTGTTGTTATGCCGCCCCAAACGGAGTTAACAACATCTCCCACAAGCTGCGCCACACCTTTGCGGCTTACAATGTTGCCAAAGGTGTCGAAGTCAGTGTTCTTTCCTATAGAGTAAGCACCCTCGGCAATCGTGTTCTTACGCACGTTACTTGCCTGACCACCGGAGAATGATACGTCTCCATCGAAAGCAATCTGATCGTCAAGCTGGCTGTTCTCTTGTATAGGCATTAGCTTACAACATCTCGAAAGTTAATCTCTTGCTCTGTGTGCGGGATTATGCGGCTAATGTTTTGTTTCTGACCATTCTCTAGGTCGCGCATAATCTGGATGTGCGATGCAGCCTCAGTAAATTTAAGCTGGGCTTTTTGATACTGACGCGAACGCTCAAGCATATCGCCTTCCGCAAAGGCAAGTAGAGCATTGTCAATTCCGTTAAGTGCTGGGGAATCATTGTCACCCAATGCAACCCACTTTAGCTTGCCTAACACAAATAGAGTGCCAGTACTGTCCGGTACTGGCACAGGCTTGACTCGACAGTTGCCACTTCCGTCTTTCGGGAGGTTGACAAAGTTGGTTGGGGTAGCCCTACGGGAAGAAACATTCTCCCACATATTAGGATCAAGCTGAAAAAACGTAACCCACTCTTCGTTGAAGATGTTTACCCCGTCAGTGTCTCCGGTTTCGGTGAACCGAATAGCCACAGGGAAATCAATCTTAGTAGTGGGAGCAGAAGAGCTTTGGTAAAAGGTAACTGTGGGCGTAGAGTCTAAAACAATCTCTGTGTCCTGTGCAGCTACAGCTTTAGATGCAACACCTAGCGTCTCGTCCCAAAGCCCACTGTCCCAGATCATTTGGTAACGGCGATTGATAAAGTCTTTGCAGACAGATACAGACGAGCTATCGGTGTCCGAGAGCTTCGTCGTTACAAAGTTGGATAGCTCAGTAAGTGTCATGTTTTAATGATATAATTTAAGACAATGTAAGGTTGCAGGTTGCTGTGCGCGTTTCCGCTGCCAGTCGCAGAAGTGGTTGCATCCGAGCCTCCAGTGTCGGGTGTCCGGCTGGCATTGCTCCCAGAATTACTACCCACACTAGCACCCATATTGATGGTATGAGTATGCGATGGTAATTCTGAAACTGTCAGCGTGTGAGTGTTTGATCCGCCAGTGTTTCCTAAATCAGCTAAGTCAGGGTCGGAAGTTTGGGAGCCATCAAGGCCGACAGCCACTTTCCCTTTTAGGTTGGGCAGGTTAAATGTGGTAGACCCATTACCGCTGCCGTAAGCGTAAGAGTCCGTTCCCCCAACATCCTTTAAAATACCGTGCAATACGCTGTAAGTTGCCCTAGAAATAGCGGTTCCATCACACACAAGCCAACCTGCTGGGGGCGATGACGCTGCGTATTGACATATGGAACCAGTTGGGCTACCCGCTGCCCCAGCAGCGTCAGCGTAAGCCGTTGTTGCAACCTTAGTGGAGTTATCGCTTGAGCTTTGCGTAGCAGCAGTAACTCCGTCAGCAAGAACAGATGTGGCCGTGACGTTTCCTGTAGTGTCTCCGGTGACGTTGCCAGTAAACACTGCCGCATCGTCGCTTCCCACGTTGCCATTTAAGATA